ATATCGACGGAAAATTACGCGATAATCATTTAGGGGTAGGTAAGACAGAACCAACCGACAAACCAATAAAAATGCGCGGTCGAAGGAGTCGCTGGTCGGCAGCATCAATAGAAGCCTTGTTCAGCGCTGCTAATAGCAAAGGGGTTAAACCTGACATGGATGACATATAGAGAGAACATAAATTATGGCAACATTTGACGCAAAATTATTTAATAGGATTGTTGGGCAAACCGAGATGGGAGGAGCGGGATCAACCGTTACCCTCGCCTTTGGATTACCTTTATCTTTTTTATCTTTATCAATGGCACAATTAGAGCTTATCCCTAGTCCCGAACTGGCTAATATTTTATCAATGGCACAAGGATCGAAAAGTAGAGCAGACGGGACCTTAAAAGCTGTATACAAAAAAATAATGATGGACTCTGGTATTATTGAATACAGTACTGATAGCGGTAAAAGTATTCTATATCATAAATCTTCTAAGAATGCGTTTTGGTTTAATGATAATGAATTACTGGGTAATTTAGCAGCGTTAACGGATGCGCTTAATATTTCTATTAATGATAATAGAAAGTTATATTCAAACTACGACGAAAGCAATTATACGAAATCTGGGTTGTCTAATATTCTTAGAGAATTCTTGGTAATAAAATCATTCACTTCTGGATCTTCCGCACAAATTAGGGAAAACTTTTTAGAGGCTAATTCTGTTGGGTCGGAACAGTTCGAACGCTACATAGCAGCGAACTATGCTTCTGAAACAACGAAAGCCGCAGCCTCCCAAGACTTCAAAACTAGAGTTTCTAGACTTATCAACGGCATCAAAGAAGTTCTCTATACTAGGAGTAGAAATCCTGAAAAAGAGCCTGTCTTAAATGCTGATTCATATTATGATGATGCATTAAGTAGATCCACCTTTGGTAGGGATGAACTACAGGACGAACCTGCTGCCGTCCCTGTTCCAGACGCACCTATCTTTGATTTAATTTACGGACCCCCAAGATCTAATCAAGGACAGTTTTTATTATCAGAAGATGGGCTATATTATGATTCGCAGAGTGGGGGTTTAGACCCTGTATTCGTTTATTTAAAGAAGGAGCAGGATAAACTGTCTCTTGGGGATAAATGGAAATTTGAAGAGGACCCCAATCTTGGAGGTAGAGGAACCGCAATATCCTATGCTGAACTTCAGTCGCTTAAATCTGATTTATTTAATCTTGAGGTAGTTGATGATAGCAATACTATGCAAGAATTTTATGATAAAGATCACTTTTTGCAGGTGTTGGTTGGACAAAAGAATAAGCATATTTATGACACATCAGCTTACTTGTCCGAATTAATAGCCCATGAAGGTGATGATTCTGCTATGGTTATTAATCTACGCCAGTCCCTGTACTCTGATATTTCAAGACATGATCATAAGATTAATCGTAGAAAAAAACAAGTAGAAATTGCTATAAAAGCCCCACGAACATTCAACGCAAAAACAAAGGATATTAAAGATTTTAGTTTAACAGAAGTCCCTATAAATGATTTCTCTTATTTAAAGGATTTGAATATTGATATTGATATTGATTCTCAAAAGAAATTAGTATTCAACCAGTCGGAAGTGTCGGGTGTTATATTACCCATTAATCCAAAGTTTGTCATTGCGCCCAGTTACGCGCAGAGTACCTTTAGCCCTGAAGACTTGCTTATCCCTGATATAGGTAAGGGGCAGATCTCTTATGGATCTAGTAGCGTTAGCGGGACTGATCCAAATATAACTTCCTTATCTGATCAAATAACCACCAAAGGGTTAATAGCTATCTACAATTTCTTAGAACCACAGACGGAGGATCCAGGCTCTGAGGAATATCAAGTTGTTAATTGTGCTTTTGATAAAATTCATAATAATGCACAGCTAGTGGGATCTTCACCTTCTAGTGTTTTTGTTTCTGGCTTAGGCATTCCCTATCTTAAGGGCGTAATGGAAGCAGACGAAACTGCGTCAAGCACAGCCTCCGCTTTAGGGTCTTATGTAAAGCTAGGCAATACCCCCGAGTTTAGAAACTTAGGTTATAGAAAAAACGGGTTTACTTTTGAATCATGGGTTCATGTTCCTAAAATGAATAATATCGGTTCCAGTTGGTATGGTGGTGGAGCCTCGTCTCTAACAAAAGTTCTTTTAGGGTGCGAAAATGTTGGCTATCCTGTTGGATCAAATTTAGGATCTCCTGACCATTTTGATAAAATAAGTCCAGACTTTGGTGATACAACTGTTCGGGGTCTTCTTTTAGGGTTTAGTAGGGATCCCAGGATGTCTAGGTATGGTGATGATTTTGCTAATGATGACGCTGCTTGCCCTGTAGGAGATACCGTATTCTTTTTAGCTCCTACACAGTCGGTTGCTGGTGCTTCTTCTGTAGCCTTCTTAAACAAGGAGAACTATACAAATAATTCTTGCCCGTCTTCTTATAATTTCCATAAAATGGTTGTTAGTGGCACAACCTCAGGTAGTCACGGAAAGAATTATCAAGAGGCATCAAGTGCTTTTATGCTTGTTAATGTTGCGATTGATCCACCTAAAGATGAAATACGGATGAGTTTAGATGGGGAGATTATGGCTACATCTAGTTTATCAGAGGTTTTTGGAACCAAGAAGTATAACCCTATGAATATCCCTTCCTTAGCTAGATCAAATAGTTTTGAATATAATGCGTCTTCTGTTAGCGGACTTAAAAAACTTCAAGAAGGTCCAAAGCTACATAAATCAGGTAATATAACTCCTATTGGATTCACTCCTTGGATGTTAGGAGGAGGGTACACAGACGGAATGTATAAGTATGGAAACTTTATGGGCATGTCACACAACGCAACGACACCACACGGAGGAATCATAAGTGGTTTACGAGGATTTATAGGAAGTACTAAATTTTACAATAGAGCATTGGAGTCTGCTGAAGTTAGAAAAAATTATACTTCTCAACAAGGATTATTTAAAAATATAGCAATCGAAGAGTGAAATTAATTAATGGCTTATACTAATACAAAAACTATATTTGGTACATCTCCTAATATTCCTATAAAACAGGATCTTAGAGGAAAGTTTTTATCAAAAAAAGGTTTTGGATTTCCAGTAGGGTCAAAAACAGCATCTAATCACCCCTTCTTTTTTACTGAAAGTAATGAAACTTTAATAAAAAATAATCTTAAACAAATACTTACCACGGAGCCAGGGGAACGGGTGATGCTTCCCGACTTTGGATGTGGATTGCGAAAGTTTTTGTTTGAGCCTTTAGATGGTTATACCTTAGAAAAAATTAGAAATCAAATCATCAAATCTATAACTCAGTATTTAGAGTCTGTTATAATAGAGGATATTCAGATAAATGAGGTAGATGAGGTAGGAGCAGACCATAATCAGGTTATAAATATTAAACTAAGATTACGGGTTAAGGATGAAACTAATTTAGTTTTTTATACAGAGATTAAAATATCATGAGTTATTATACAGGACAAGTTGTGTCTGATTTTATGAAGTTGGTGGCTGTAGAGGACTCCAAAAAAGAAGCCCTTATTAATTTTACAGGTAGCGACTTCCTATCGTTAAGAGAGGGTATTATTTCCTATATCAAAGCGGTTTACCCGACAGAGTACCAAAACTTTACTGAATCTGATTTAGGTATGATGTTAGTAGAAATAATAGCATACATGGGATCTGTTATTTCTTTAAAGACTGATGTATTAGCAAATGAAAACTTTTTGAGAACTGCTAAGAATAGAAATAATGTCCAAAAATTATTAGAGTTAGTAGGTGTTAGGATGAAGGGTCCTTTATCAGCAACAGCAAATGCCTCATTAACCTTCCCAACTGTTCCGTTTAATCTGGGTGTTGAAACTGAGTTCTCTTTCCCTGCTGCTGATAGAAATTATACAGTCGCCTCTCCAGAAGATAATGCTTCTGTAAATTATACTTTATACAAAGTTACTAATGGTATTTTAGAAGATCCAACATCTGATTCTTCTATCGTTTTAACTGGGGCAGAATCTGAAGGGGCTGAGGGGAAAGTGTGGAAAAACTTAATTATCCAGGAGGGTGCTTATGTCACAGAGGAGGGTGTATTTACCACAGGAGATAGTGTAAAGACAATTACTCTGCAAGAGTCTCCTGTTATTGATGGTAGTGTTGAGGTATATATTAATTCTGATATTGGTGGTGTTGGTGGAGCATATACGCAAGTGGAAAGTGTGTTTTTCGCATCAGGTGGTACGGATAAGATTTTTGAGGTATCCTATGATGATGATTTTGCAGCAACGGTTATCTTTGGGGATGACACCTTGGGCACAGCCCCTGACCTTAACTCAACTTATCTTGTAAGCTATAGAGTTGGAGGAGGAACTAGAGGTAACTTATCAACAGGAGCATTAAGTATTACTACTGATTCGTTGGGTACTGCTGGATATACAGTACAAGGTATTTTAACAAATACAGATTTAGCAACAGGAGGATCAGAGGCTGAAAGTGTTGAACACGCAAAACGCTATGGTCCACTAACATTCAAAAGGCAGGATAGGGTTGTAACTTTAGAAGACTTTGTTACTTTTGCTAATAATTTTAGTAGCGGTAAGGGAAGTATAGGCAAGGCTACTGCATCTGTTAGAAAAGCGTATTCTTCTGCTAATATTATTGATCTTTTTGTTTTGGAGAAAGCGACAGACCTTCAGTTAAAAAAAGCAACAATTGCGTACAAGAAAGAATTACTTGATTCTATTAATGCTAAGAAGATGCTTACGGATGAGGTCGTTGTTGTTGATGGGTTGGTCAGATCATTAGATTTTCATGTAACAATTGTTATTGATAAAGAATTAAAGAATATTGAAGAAGCTATAAAAGCTTCAGTCAGGGACGCGATTTTAAACTATTTCAAAGTTGATAACCTTTCTTTCGGGAAACCTTTTGTTTTATCAGATATTACGCGGAAGCTTGTAGATGTTGATAAGGTGTTATATATTAAAATTGATAATTTGGATGCTGATATTAGTATTGATTATAATGAAATTTTACAATTAAATAACTTGGTTATAAATGTTGAATACGCATGAGCAAAAAGAAGTACACATCTCGGAACTACGCTAAAGCACTAGAGTTAATAGTTCCTTATACTTACATTAATGAGGATATCTCATTAAGTGGGCATGGTGTAGATCTAATTGATCAAGTTCTAAATTCTCATCTAAATATTGCTGTTAATTTTAATACAATTCTTAATGTTTCTGCTACCCCTAGTGGGCTAATAAATATTAACAATGTTAGTGGGATTGCTCCGTACTTTGTAAAACAAAATAACTTAACTAATATTAATAGTTATGATTTTGAAAATAAAATAATGTACCCTTTGGGGTACAGTATGAATGATTTCACTAGTAGTGCTGCTTTTGAGAGTTTTTTATCGGGGACCTTACTTCCTAAAATTAGGTTAAACGATCCCTCCCTGAATGTTAATACTAGTGAGGCATCTAGTACTTGGGGTGTTGACCACGACTCCTCTTCAACGCATGAGTATTTGGCAGACACCTTAGGGTGGTTTTACTTCTTAAATACTTCAGCCGATGGTGGTTTAGCCTTTGATCCTTCTGCTCATGTTGTAAGTAGCCTAGCTAAAAATATTTACTTTGGGAAGCCCTTAACTACTGTTGATGGTATTAAAGGGTTAACTAATTATCTATGGAAGAACTATAGCACTTGCTCTATTTTTAGTCAGAACAAGGTTATTCCTTCTGAGTTTCTTGCAGGAACTGATACTTATACAAGTGGGGCACAACAACTTGATAAATTAGAAACCCTTATTGATATTGCGTATTCTCCTGAACTTTTCGAGAAGGATGATGAGAGGGTAAGAGAAGTATTTGATTATTTTATTAGTTCTGGGATTTCTACGACAAGCTCTTTAGAGCCTGTCGGTCCTTTCTATAGATTTCTTAAAGCGTTAGGATTTTCTTTTGGGAAGCTCCACCAAGGCTCTGAGAAGCTAGATTTTATATATGATATAAATAATTGTCCCGAAGAATACCTTCAAGAGTTAGCAAATCTTATTGGATGGAAATTGATGGGGTTTGATCCCTCTAGATGGAGGCTCCAATTACGAAAAGCTGTTGAAATATATAAAGCTACAGGGACTAAACAGGCATTACAGCTTGCGATTAACTCAGTTTTTGCAGACTCTACCTTTGATTTATCAGGAGGAATTTCAGAGCTACATGAGTCTTATGTGCCTCATTTAATTTATTATGCTTTAGCCACTTATTCCCCTGCGTTTAATAATCGAGATACTTGGGCTCAGAAAACATCTTCGAAATTGCGGGTTCCTGAATATAATTCTAGGAACTTCGATGAAAACATAAGAAACTATGTTGATTATATTTTACTAGACTTAGTGCAACACAATCCTGAAAACTTTATTTTTTCAGGGACCTCTTTTCCTGTATCTAAAGTTGTTAATTCCAAAAATGGAAAAACTTTTTGCTATACCCCCCACTCCTTAAAGTATAGGGACTATCGTTTTATCCCTGAGACACATAGCGAAGATTATAATTATGCGTTATTAAGGGGAGCCTTGCCGTTTTTCGGCCCTGACGGTTTTGGGATTTATGTATTAGGTAAAACCGCACTACTAGAGGAGGGGTGTGGAGTAGAAGGGGATGCTGTATATTTAGAGCATGTAAAACAGAATGAGCATTTTGTTTTCTCCTATAGACAGCATAAGGATTTTCCTATACCTCCTTTTGAGGAATTACTATATTATAAAGATACCAAAATTACACAATCTCTTGTCAATAGATTAATTGATAGGCTGGAATGTGCAGGTGTAACGGAAGAGGGGGTTCTGGCAGTATCTGAGTATATTTTAAATAATAGCCTTAGAGCTTCTGATGACATCAGATCAAATAATAACTTCTTATTATTCACCTCTTCTCTCCAAACTCCCCCAAACTTTAAAGATGTTCTATCTACATCATCTATAAGTAAATCAGAATATCTAAGCTTATGGAGTGGAAAATCATCTCATTTTAGAATAAGTTTTGATGCCACAGATTATAACTTCCTGTCTAAAGCCCAGAGTAAATCTTCGGCTTTTGCCCTACTAGATAGTGCGAGAGTGGCTGAAAAATTTTCACCTGCACATGCGATACCTTTAGTTGATGCTTTTGTGTCTTCTTTAGATTTTCTTGTTATTGATTCTAACTCTTCCGATAGTTTATTAAATTACAAAGAAGAAGACTCAGGTTTGGATTGTAGTGGAGCTTTCAATAATTACTCTCTATGCAGCGTAGATATGAGGACTTTATACCCGAACCCTAACTTCATGAGAGAACATGTGGATTCTGTATACGATCCCTTGGTCAGTTCCGTTGCAGCAGTATCCTCTACTCCACGAAATAGCTTTAGAAGAAGAGATTATAGAAACCTATTACCTAAGGATGGTGTATTCTTTAGGGACGGTTTTAGTATGCCAGTAAATTTCGATGCCTCGACATCAGAAAGGTCTTTTGATGGCGACCAAGTTTATTCTTCATCTTTAGGCTTCTTACCTTTAGGTTATGTCCCTTCGGCTGGTCAGTTTTTTCCAGTTGTTGATTATACCAGGAACGATAGAGGTCCATATGATTCTTGCGAGTCCTTACAGTCGGTGAACACTTTCTCAGGGGTGGATACCTCCAATACTTTCCCATGTAGAGGCTTACATACACCAGCGACCACCTCTGGGTCTACTTTAATAGCAGGAGGTAATTATGTTACTAGAGACACTTTACCAGATATCTATGCAGTTTACA